ATCTCTTAATGATATGTTTCGTCATTCGAACAATGGATTCATCAAAGATTACATCAATACGTGGTCTTACTACTCATCATTGAATCATAACGTCGTCAAAAATAATGATGATTATGTTGATTCGAGTATCCAATTGGAGAGTCCAAATACAGTCATGATTCGCTGTAAGACGTCGCGCCTATTGAATATATTTTCTGGGATTATTACGGAAGAAGTCCGGAATATGCTTTTAGCGGAGGATGTCGAGGGAGTTATCTCAACACTGGGAATCCCAACTGTTTCAGAAAGCAATATTATCCAAGTTTTATGTAAGAATTTACAGAATGATTTGGAGAATGCGCGGATGATTCACGAGACGAAGAAAATAATGATTTATGCTACGGAACAAATGAAGCAAGAATCAATTGCGAAATCGCAAGAGAAGATTGACAAGATTAATGACAAGATTATGGATGTTCAAACGCGGATTAGTGAATGCGATATTGACCCTATTATGCACATTGATATTATGAAGCCAGTCATTACCGGATGCTGTAATAACAAGTTCGACTTGGAGAGTATTACGGCCCATTATTCACATCAGGAAAAGAATCATTTACCGATTGTTTGTCCATTGTGTAGGGCGCCGCTCGACTTGAAGAAATTGCTGTATGTTGGCGAATTCAATGGAGAACGAGCCTCTAAGAAGAAAGAGCCAACTGAATGGGTTTCGATTGAACATACTAAAATTGAGAACTTGGAGCATTTATTGCGGACGCAAATTGAACAGACAAAGAGGATTCTCATTTTTTCGGAATTTGAGGGGAATGTCTCACAGCTCGGGGAAGCTTTCCGGAATGCTAGGAAGAATGAGTTATACCCATTGAAAGGCTCAATTGGTCATATTACGAACCTGATTGAACAATATAATTGTGGAGATATCAAGAACTTATTTTTAAATGCGACCTACTGTGGTAGCGGTTTGAACTTGGAAAAAACGGACGTTGTTATTATCATGCACAAGATGACGCAGGATAATATGAATCAAGTTGTTGGACGAGCGCAACGGCTGGGCCGGACGGGTCAGTTGGATATTTATTGCTTGTATGCGGAAAACGAATGAGCCCCTTTTTCCCCGCCAGCGGGGTAAAGGGGCTAACCCCCAAACCGCCCCTTTTTCTCCGCCAGCGGGGTAAAGGTGCTAACCCCCAAACCGCCCCTTTTTCCTGCTATACGCAGGTAAAGGTGCTAACCCCCAAACAGGTATTGTTTCCGGATATTTTTACAAATATATAAAATATTATTATAAAATATTATTATAAATTATTATATCTATATAAATATAATAGCGGATGTTTGAGATAAAGTTAAATAAGAGTAAAGCGGATATATATTATAAAAGTGATTTCCAAACCAGTAAAAACGCACGGTGTAATATATCTATGCAACCGCATTTTTTTGAAGGGTCCTTCGGGTCGCCATGAAACTCGCAAATTCGACAAATGACAGTTTGATACTTCTTTGCACATGGATTCACAGGCATTGATGTCTCCGTTTTCTTAAACTATTTCAAACCTAATTGAAGAATAAGAGGAGAAAGTTGAGCTCTGCGTTCTTGATCCTCCAACATGAAATGATATCCTTTTCCTATAATAGAAGGACATCCAACTTGTTCAGATACAAAAAAAAGAACCAACCTCCAAACCTCTTTTTCCTCTTCTGTCCAAGGTAAACCTTGTTCCCTTGGTGTGTCATTCAAGAATCCGAGTAGGATGGTTTCCCACTCTTCAATTTTGATTTTACCATCCAGAAATATTCTCTTAAGAGACATAAGAGATTTGAAAGGAGTATCATCGCCTCTTTTCGAACAAACAGGATTCTTGTCAAGAATCACAATACGCATGAAGTTTAGCAAATCTTCTACATTTTTGCTTACCTTGGGCTTATCTTTTTTCTTCAAAAAAAGTAAGATTAATCTTACAATCTCATGATTGTTCTGGTTTTGTTTTTGGAGGGGATCTTGTATTGCTTCCATATTGACAAATGATGTTGTTATTATACTATATTTTTTTAATTTTTACCAATCAATTTTTTCAAATTGATGGGTAAAAATTACAAAATCTAATAAGATCTAAATTTTGATTATAATCGCTTTATTTTTGTTCTTAGGTCGAACATATTTACTTCCAAATACATCTTTCAGTATTTTATCAACTGTTTCAAACTCTTTCTTTGGAAGGTCCCATTTTATATCAATTTCTCCCTTATTTTTTGACCAAAAAAGCGATTGATTTGTGTAAAATATGAAAGGCGTTTTATATTTTGCCATCTTATCTGCATCTTCCCATGCAAAATCAATAAAATGATAGACACGTTTCCATCCTATTTCTAAAAATAATATATTGTTCTTTTTCAGTTCAGACGCAACTTTTTTGAATTTTTTGAGTAGTTGTTTTGTATTATATTTATAGAATTTTTTGTTTAGATAATTCTCGGGAAACTGCATATAATATTCTTCTGCGGTATTTTTCCAAACGAGCTTATGCCATTTATAAATACCATTTTTATTGGGTTTCGAGACGTATTCATATTCGTCATTTCCTTTCATTATTTTGTTTGGGTGATCTTGGGCGGAAACAGGTGGCGAAGGCCTTTTTAGATATTTTCCTTTTAACATATTATGTACTAGAAAAAATAAATAGAGATAACATATTTTCTGTTAAAGAGATAAAAAATGATTTTTTAATTATTACGGAATAACATAATATAAAATGTCAAAAATAGAAACATTTATAGATTTATTTGATTTATTTAAATCATTACATCAAGATGAATTTCTTATCTGGTTAACCACGCCTTGGAAAGGAAAAGATAAACAGGAATCTGTTTTGAGATTATTTTCAAAGCTAGGGTTAATTCCAAAATTGAGAGAATATGACATATGTCAAGGGAATTTTAATTTGAAAACAATTACACCAATAACTGAAATAAGAGAAATATTTTATGAAGGAGGTCGTCAAATAAATCTAAAAGATAAAGGCGATTCTTCTGACCTTACAGGTATTCATAAAAAGAATAAAAAAGAGTTGCTCCTCACTACTTCAAAAAACATCACAAAAATGAATGTTGGTTTATTAGATATTGATAAAATTTTGACGAATTTTAAGCAATATGAGAAAGAACAATATACAATGAAATTATGTATTTCAATTCGAAATCTTAGTGATTTTGAAGAAATGAAATCTCGCATTGAATCATCAAATATAGTATTGAAAAATGCGATTTCAAATGCGATAATCATTGATTGGAATGATTTGAATCAAGCATTTTATCAGTTTCAGTATCAATTTAAAAATTTAGATATTGAAACTATATTGAGTTCAAATAAGAAGCTATTATGCTTAAAAATGCATCAAGAAATGAGTGTAATAAAAACAATGGAATTGAAAGAAACAAAAGACTGTATTTTATGGGGTCATATTCAAAGAAGTGGTAAGAGTTATATTATCGGAGGATGTATTATTGAAGATAGTCGTCATAAAGACAAATGTAATTATTTAGTTATTACAACTGCTCCAAATGAGACGATTGAGCAACAACTACAAGTATTTGATTGTATTCAATTAGAAGGTTTTGGAATAATTCCGTTAAACGGAACAAATAAAAAGCCGTCATTGAAAGATAAAAATATTATTATTTGTTCGAAGCAATTTCTTCAAACAAAAATTGATTCCAGTGAAAAAATAACGAATATTCCGTGGTTGAAAAAAATGGCATTTGATATTCGTTTTATTGATGAAAGTCATAATGGCGGAACAACTACACTTGCTAAAAAAGTGTTAGATTACTATGGATCCGGTGTTTTTACAATCCAAATTACAGCGACATATTTGAAACCGTGTAATGATTATGGAATTCAAAAGGATTCTTGGATTTTATGGGATTTGGAAGATGTTCAATTATGTAAGGCGATTGATAAACCAGATTCTATGAATAGACTGGTTGAAAAACACGGGACTATAATTCAAAATATTATTGGACATTATTCAATTGAAAATATAATAGCAGAGTATTCAAAATATCCGGAATTATGGATAATGACTGAAAGATTGAAACCGGATGTTATATCTGAGATAATAAAAGAGACATCTGATAATCATTATGGTTATTCAACAGAAGCATGTTTTTTACTTCAACAATGTCTTGAAGATGGGATTATTAAATATTCGAACAAATTTCAAAATGAAGAGAAAACTCTTGAAGTTTTTTACAGAATTTTTGGAAAAAGAAATCGATTTGGAATTCCTGACAAAGATTTTCCAGATGAAGATGTTTTCATGAAAAAAATTGAACGAGTTTGTAAGAATCCTTTAACAAAATCAAGATTTATTGGAGATAGTAGCGAACCAATGATAATTATGGCATTTTTACCTCAAAATAATGTTGACAAAATATCGACTGCGCTCATATCACTGTTAAACCGGTTTCGAGTTGTTCCGGATTATCATATGATTAGTATCAATAGCCATACAACTGACAATCCAAGACAAGAAATTGAGAAAGCGCGTGATTACGCAAGACTTAGCAATAAGAAAGGTGTAATTGTATTTAGTGGTCGTCAATGTAGCTTGGGTGTTTCAATTCATAACTGTGATATTGTTCTATTATTGAATAATAATACAAGTTTTGATATGATTTATCAAATGATGTTTCGTTGTATGACGGAAGGTGATGGAAAAAGATGTGGATTTGTTGTTGATATGAATATTCAAAGAGTAATCGAAACATCAATAATTACATATTCTTCTTTAATCAAACCATCCGACCATCCAAGAGATGCGATTAGATATATTTTGCAAGAACGAATAATCAATTTGAATGGAGATGATTGGATGACTTCATTTGGAAATAGACCTTCTAAAATAGATGAATTCTGTCATACAATATATAACATTTATTCGTCAAATACGGAAAGAGCTCTCCAACATTTTATTGAACGACTTCGCTTTAAGGATATTCTTTTATCAAAAGATGAACAGAAAATGTTCAATACAGTATTTAGTGGTAGTAATGCAAAACTAACTCAAAAACAAAAAGTTGACATTGAAAAATTATTAGATGATTCAGAAAAAATAAAGAATGGAATTGAAAAAGTTGGAGAAGAAGATTCTGGTTCCGATTCCGATTCTGAAACGGAACAAGACAAAAAAATAAGCTATATGGATATATTGAAACATATAATCCCGCTAATTTGTATTCTTACAATTCATGACGAGGAAACTTCATTTATTGAAATGTTTAATTATATTGAATTAAGTCCGGTCCATTATCAAATTCTAATTGAACAAACAAGAAGCTGGTGGGGAAATTTAATTGATTCGGTTATAGTTAAAAAATTCATAAATATATATATTAAGTATATGGCGAATGATACAGAGACGAATCAAATCATAAGAACAATCAAAGAAATTTTCATGAAAAATATTACCAATATGAAAGAGCTTTCGAGCCTAATTGATAAATATTTTATTCCACAAGAATTAGAAAAGAAAACAAACGCAGAAGTATCTACACCTCACAAACTTCGTCAAGAGATGTTGGACAAAATCCCATTGAAATTTTGGACAGAACCAAGACTGGTCTTTGAACCTTGCGCCGGTAAAGGAGGCTTTTTAATTGATATTATTGACCGTTTTATGATTGGATTGAGTTCCATTCTTGATGAAAAAATGCGCTATAAAGTAATCGTTGAAGAATGTTTATATTTTAGTGATATAAATCCAACGAACATTTTTATTTGTAAATTATTAATTGATCCATACAATGAATATTCATTACACTGGAATGAAGGAAACACACTAGAATTGAATATTCAAGAAAAATGGAGTATTGATGGTTTTCATGCGATTATTGGAAATCCACCATATAATGCAAGTGGTAATACTGCAACTGGAAATACAATTTGGCAAGATTTTACAAAAAAATCTCTTAATGTCTGGTTGCTTCCAAATGGTTATTTATTATTTGTTCATCCATCTGGATGGAGAAAACCAAATACTGAAAAGGGAAAATTCTTTGGGTTATATGATTTAATGACAAAACAAAATCAGATGGTATATTTGGAAATTCATGGAATTAAAGATGGACAAAAAACATTCAAATGTGGAACACGTTATGATTGGTATGTAATTGAAAAAAAACCATCATATAAAAACGCGATTATTGTTGATGAATATGAAATAACGAATGACATTGATATGAATTGTTTATCATGGATTCCAAATTCAAAAATTTCTGAAATTGATAAAATACTTGCAAAAGGCGATGATGAATGTTGTCCAATAATTTATGACCGATCATCTTATGGTTCTGATAAAAAATATATATCAAAATCTAAAACAAGTGAATTTAAATATGAAATTATTCATACGTTTCCAAATACTGGAATTCGATATTTATATTCAAATACAAATAAAAATGGACATTTTGGAATACCCAAAGTTATTTTTGGTCAATCAAATGCAAAAAATCCACTTGTGGATATGGATGGTAAATATGGTATGAGTGAGCATAGCATGGCGATTCAAGTATCTTCAAAAGATGAAGCCGAAAATATTGTTAAAGTATTTCAAAATCCTCAATTTCAATCTATACTGTCCGGTTGTTCATGGAGTAATTTCATGATTGATTGGAGACTTTTTACATTTTTTAGAAAAGATTTTTGGAGAGAATTTTCTTAAATTATTTTCATTATTATTATTTTATAAAACATTGTTTAACTTTTATAAATATTGTGTAATAGAAAATAAATAAAAGATTATAAATTTGAATAATAACAATAGATATTTCATTAAATATTTGGGAAATAATAGATATTTCATTAAATATTTGAATAATAACAATAGATATTTCATTAAATATTTGGAAAACAATAGATATTTCATTAAATATTTGGGAAACAATAGATATTTCATTAAATATTTGGGAAATAATACTTGTTTGGGGGTTCGCCCCTTTACCCCGCTGGCGGGGAAAAAGGGGCGCACTTAGTCCATGTTACAAACAATCAACGCAACACTCAAAATCGCTGACACAACAAACCCAATTGTAGCCCATATAAAATTGTCGCAATATAAAAGTATGTAGTAATACGTGGCCATTATAACCTCGAACATAACTCCTCCAACAATCGTGTAATTCGCAAAATGTAATAGCTTACTAACTTTCTCCTCTCTTGGTATATCCTTTAAATAATAATTCGCCATAATGTATGTGAAACCCATTGGTAAAGCTCCATATATAACGCCTCCAATTTTGAAAAATTTCATTTCCAGTAGGACCATAACAGTCCCAACCAATATTCCACTAAAAAGAGCATTCTTCAAAAATATGGCTAAATATTTATTCATTGTTATATATTTTTATAAAGAAAAATATAATATCTAAGTAAAATATCCCAATTAAAAATATTTAAGAATATAATTATGAAAAGCCTCTTCATAACAAATACAATAACCAAATTTAAAACAAGCGCAATTCCTCTCGAAACTTTGATATACCCCGTCGGAAAAAATGATTTGGATAATCATTTTAATAAAATAAAGACAATAATTGAAAAATTGGAAATAGAAACTGTTTATTGCGACTCAAAATACATATATGACCATTACAAAGATAAACTCCCTCAAATTAAACGATTAACACGCGATATCCCAGCATACACTTTTATAAATTACGACGCATCAATCAATTTACGCCGGATGTGTATAGCCGGATATCTAACCGTCCTATTCTTCTCACTATTTCACGACACTCTCTTTTCAATCGCAGTCATACTTGTCTTAATCGCATTCTGGTTTTTAATCGAAAAAATAATCATATCATCAAGATGGACGAGCCATTCAAAGAATTTCATCAATCTCTAATTTTTCAGACTCTTTCTCTGATTGTGATTGTATCGATAATTTATCAAGTGGATACCCAATTTTTTCAAATAAGTCTTTCGGATATATTTTTAAAAACTGCTTCACGATTTTTTCATTAGTAAAATACTCCCGCCATTTCTCTAAATCAATATTCTTGTTAGTTATATGCGCATTCCGTTTGAGGTCCTCTTCGCTCTTATTTCTTATATTGTGGGGCTTCGCCAGTTCCAGCGCAATAATAATCATCTCCTTAGTAAAACCATAATGCTTGAACATATTCCTTAAAACTCCATCAAAATCAGTCATTAAATCCTCATATTTTACTTCCAAGAAGTTCGTCATATAGTAGTCCCATTTATACATATCAGATATCGTATTGAAGCTACTTTCCACATAAAGGTTATTCTTCATTTCAAAAATAATTCCTTGCTCCTTTGTCAAGCGGTTCAATAACTTCTTATAAGTTTCGTTTCCATATTCAGAAATTTTCTTGTTCGCCCATGGTTCAGTTGTCTTCTTGTGATATTCATACGCACTCGCAATAATTGCACAGGGATTTCGTATCATATGCGTTCCAATAATTGGCCGGTCTATCTTCGAAAAATTAATATGACTGTGATGTTCAACCCACACATCTGTTGTTGGTTCCAATTTATCCTGTGAGCAATACTGATACTTTATCCCAAAATAATTACAAACTGCCCTTAATATTTTCTCAATGACAACAGTCCCAGTCTTGTGATGACAACAATGTACAATTAATGGACGTTTATTCGCATACTCATTATATGCGTCTGGTTGAACCGCACGATGTTTAATAAGTAATTGCGTAATCTCATCTTTAATATGCGATTCCATCTTATAAAATAATAATAAATTTAATTGTAATAATAACCGAGGTTTGATTTCTTACTCCTCAGAATCATCCGCCTCATCCCGAACTTTGATTCCAGTGAATCCTTTTCCTCGGGAAAGTCCTCCAATCTTAATATTGTTCTTAAATTCGACTTCATAGTTCGCGAAGCAAGTCTTCATTTTCTCAATGAATTCAGTCTGCGTAATAGGGGATCGCTTACCTCCACTAATATGCTCCTGATAGTAATCCTTGAACATCGAAAATAAGTCCCGAATGATAATTCCATCACACGCATTCTCAGTAATCTCAATCTGTTCTTCCAGAAACTCGCTATAACTATCTTGATTCTTCAACATTCGCGACGAGTTCATAGAAACCAGCTGGGGAATAACCAGCTTCTGGTTGTTCGCAATATACATCTTGACATAGTCCAGCAAAATCAGCATATATTGTTGGCGGTATTGAATGTTGTCTTTCAATTTCGGCTTTAAGTTCGGGTCCGCCCTAAATTCATTCACCTTCTTTGGCTCGTGCATAACGAACCGATTAGGAAAGTTAATTCCGACGTAGCGACGGATGAAACCGCCATCATGGACATCCTCAATCTTGGGCATCTTATTACAGAGCATAACCAGCGTGAATTTGGGAATGTCCGTAAGCTCCGGATTCGGAGAATGCGCCTTCCTAATTTGAATCTTGTCGCCACCAGTAATCTCCTTAATGAAATCGATGTTCAGCTTCTTCTCATTAGGCGGTTCATTCACCTGAACATACCGCTTCTTGAAGATACTAATCAATTTCGAATTGTGGCCCTCCTGCGAGTTGCTTATATTCGTGATATATGAATTATCCAAAATACCAGCGTAGTCCCCGAGAGAGTTGTCGTGTAGGGTCGTAATAACACCCTTACCATTTCCACCCGTTCCCTCAAAATTGACGAAGAGCTCATTCTTATTCGTTCCAATGAGCGTCGAGCTCAAAAAGAGGAGGGCGAACTCGCAAACATCTGCGCTTGGAAGAGATTTCTGAAATAAATCCATAATCTCATCGCGGATGGACGGTATAACATCGGGAGAGTAGTCGTATCCGGTTGAATAACTGATTTTGTCATCCGGCTTCTGGTCGCGAAAGAGCCCCGACTTCAAGTCATAGACTCCGTTATTGAAGCCAAGCAAATGATTGTCCATATCCAGCTCCTTGTGGAAGTTCTCATCGTAGAACACTTCCTTACACTCATTCATGACTGAATTCTTGTAGGTCGCGCTACTGAGAGTGTGGATGGATTTCTCACACGCCATTTTCATAACTTTCGTCGGGTCGCTCTCTGGGATCATATCGCCAGATTGTTGCTCAGTGTCCGCTATTTTGGTGCTCAACATTGCGCTATAACGGAGGAGGGCCCCCTTGACGTGGATTGTTATGTCCTTCAAAAGGGGGACCGGCTCATCCAATACTTGCCAACGGTTCGTATAACGATACCAAACTCCCTTTGAATACTTGTATTTTTCGGACAAGATGTGATGGGCCAATTCTGCGTAGTCCGTATGTGTATTACGGAAACTGCGACGAATATAATTCGTCAGGTCATCCTCCCCTGCATATTTTTCGATGGTCGAGAAATACTTCTCGGGATTGTCGTGCCACGCCATTCTCCGGAGGGAACCAATTTTCGCTTGATTTTCCTTGGGATATGTCGCATATTTGTGCCAGAGGCGCTCACAATGGGCCTCGTCATATTTCGATGATTGAGACGACCATTCTTTCCATAGGGTAATTAAGTTGCCATCGATATTGTGAAGGATTGCTCCAACTCGGAACCAGTCGCTATATTCTTCTACGCGGGCCGGTTTCAATAAAGAGAGGAGCGCCTTCAAATACTCGGGACTCTTTTTGGAAACGAGCTCTTCAATCAATACTTCGACTTCGCTGGGCTTTTGTTCACCCAGAATGTCTTGAAGTCCCTTCTTCTTTTTCTCATTCTCTTTCTCAATAATTGAATCAATGAGAGTTTCCTTCTCTGGAAAATTGTTTTGGAGAGAGAGAACTTTGAGGAGTTGGACATTTATTTCTGGAAGTTCCATCTCATCCATATTCATATCGAATATGCGAGTGAGCTTATAGGTTTGAGACGACGGGGATTTCTTACTCCCGAACATAATAATATTATTACGCTCGACGACGGCCTCATCAATAATACTCTGGATGGATGAAGTGGATGTTGCCAAAATGGGGTCTTCGCTCATTTTATCAACGACGAACTTTCGGAGCCAGTGCTGGGCGCTGTATTTGATACAGATGAACGGGAACATTATATGAATCCCGTCTTTCAGGACGTTCCGTTTCTCATCAAGGTCAGGGTGGTCTTTTTCAAGAACGTATGCGTATGATTCTTTCTGTTGAAGAGTATTACCGAACAATTCCTGAAATCCGGCGTAATAAGTTTGTAATACGCGAGTGAGGAAATCATCGTCATACTGGCGGGAATCATATCTTTCGGAATCGTGTCGTAAATCAATATCTACGAACACTTTCGAAAATTTCTCGGGGTGCTTCTCTGTTAGGAATGAATCATTTCCCTCTGTCATTGTGTGAGTAAAATAGACGGACCAAAACTTATCGCGTTCGGATGGTTTAATTTTATATAAACCGCCCATCATAGATGTGTGGGTTGGGCCTTCTTCTTTATTCACTTGGTGGTCAATTAAATAGCGCTTCATTTTATTTTAAATGATTATCGGTCAGATAAAAAATCAATTTTTACAATTTGATACGGGGAGTTATAAGAAGAGTTTTAGGATGCGTTATTGGAAATATTGTGTTATTATTTAAAAATTGATGGTAAAATCGTTCAAAATTTTTATGGATTTGCGCACACAGCCAAACACACAAATGTTTAAATCAACTGACACAAAACAACCAACACTAACACGTGACCAAGAGATTCTTTCGAGAGATCTCTTTCGTATAAAGATCGCAGGCACGTTGAGTGCCTGCGATCAACTTGCAGTCAAACTCAGCGATGCGGGGGTCGATACTCTTCAAGCTCTAAGTGGCTTTGATTCGCAACAAATTAAAGAGATTACGGGACTGAACTTGCTTCAGACGAATAAACTCATTGAAGCACTCAAGGGCTCTTCTAAGACGTCTGCTGCTGCACCTGCAGCTGCACCTGATCAGCCCAATGCGTCCTCCGAGAGAACCCTCGTGGCCTTACAAGAGGTCGTACCAAATGTCGCTGAGAAGACCCCCAACACGCCCTCCTTGAGAACCCTCGTGGCAGTACCAAATGTCGCTGGGAAGAACCCCGGCGCGCCCTCCTTGAGAACCCTCAGTTCCATATCAGAGGGCGTACCTTCTGAGAAGAAGAAGCCCACAGCGTCCTCCGAGAGAACCCTCGTGGCAGTGCCAAATGTCGCTAAGAAGAACCCCAACACGCCCTCCTTGAGAACCCTCAGTTCCATATCAGATGCCGAACCAGATGTCGTAGCTAATACGAATTTCCCAACGCGGATGTCGCAAGACGATTCCGATGATGATGGCTCATTGTTCAATGAAGTTGACGCGCTGACGCAATCTTCCAACTCGATGACTAACCCTCGCAATTCGGTCCTCCCAAAAGAGCGGAACCAGAGTGAAGCCGTCTCCGTGGATAAAAAACCTGTTCCAAAATCGCGCCATGCAAGCATCAGGGAAGCTGTTCTGGATGACTGTCCCGAAGCGATGTTGAACCTCATTTTGAGGGCGTCGGGTGTCCCGAAACCTATTCCTTCAACACAGAAGAGTCAGAAAGGAGGGCTTACGAAGTTAGTGCTCACCCAAGTGCCGGAGTCATCGAAAAAGTCTGAAATCGAGGATCTCATGAGCGAGATTGCATCTCTTACGCAACAGATCGCCGGTATCAAGGCTGAGCATAAGCAGCATCTTGACAGAGCAAAATCACAAAACATGGACAAGGATGAAACCGTCGTCTCTTTGCTGGCTCAAATCTTGGCTAAAAAAGATCCCTTACAGGAAACCTTGAATACGAAGAGAGATGAATTGAAGACCATGAAAGAATCGTTGCCAAAACCAGCTGGACTGTCACACGACGAGTTGATTAACTACTCGGATATTATGGATTCTCAAAAGAACCCACACGTGCTGGATAAAATTTGTAAGCCGTATTGGCTTCTTGTCAGTAACCTTCGGGTATCACACACGGGGTTGTCCAAATTAAAGTCAAAGACTCAAGCGGACTCTGTGGCCGTTGAGGCCGTTGGGACCGGTGCGGCTGTTCATGCTGTTGATGGCTCTATAGCAGCTGAGGCTGTTCATGACGCCGATGGAAAGACGTCGAAGAAGAAAGTCGTCCCGAAATTCGCAATAGTCTCGGTGTATGGAGAATTTGATCAGGTTCCGACGAAATCCCCTCCATTGACGCGAAGTGATGTGATACTTCGTTCTGACGTTGATTCCTTATTCCAGATATTGGATATTCTCAATGGAGCCGTCCGTGGATACACGAAAATCTTTGCCGTCTTCCCGGAAGTGAACGAAAAGGTTCAAGACCAGCTGAAGCGTAAGATATTCGTCCAATTTACAAAAGCGATGGGTTGTGATAACCAATTCCCGAACGAAGATGATTTACGCAGAGCGTTGTTGCACATCGTGGCTGCTTTGGAGCATTACAAGAATGCCACCCGCTACGCGGGATTGACTCTCAACGATGCTCTATCGAAGAAACATTTTCATGAAGTGTTTGTGGATGCGGAGCCGGTATTCAAGAAACAATTCACTTTCATCAGAGCTAAGGAAGACTTGTTCAAAAGTGAGTGTCGGTTTGCTCGTGCAGCAGGAGGTGGACCCACCGAAAGAAACATCGAAAATATCTTGTGTTCTTTTCATCAGTCGATGCAAGGGGTCCCCGAATCTGGTCTTCCTCTCATTGGAAACAAGTCAGTGCGCACCGCCGAGCAATACAAATTGTATCACGAAATTGCGGAGCATTCTGCCGTCAAGGAATCCGGAATAACTACCGCGAAATTTCTCGAATTAAATCGCGTCATATGCATCAATGAGGGTGAAAGGGGTACAAAGACCTTCACGGTTCTTCCTCTTCCAGCCAATGACGAATAATCCCATTTTTTTGGGAAAACGTTTTTTGCCAAATGGCAAAATTATAATATAATAATATAATAAATGAAAACAGATGATATTTTACCCCAACCTATGATAAAATGCGGTATTCAATATAATTGCATATCCGACTCTATAATCTACGTATTACAATTTATAAAACTACTCGATGATAATATCGGTAAAAAAATACGTCTCAATCAGAAAATATCTCCCCAACTTATCGAAAAAACGATGGACGTTTATAAACAATTTTCAAAGCGCTTTTTTAGTAAGAAGTCGGTCGATTGTATGAAAAAAAACTGTAATATGAAGAAGAACATTCCCGAACTTACCAAATTAATAAAAAGTTTAGAGATATTTATAAATGGCCATAAGGCAATATCAAAAGGATATAAACTTAAACCAAGTTCCAAAAATCCACATATTCGTGTTGAATCATTTCTTAAATTCATAACAACGTATATTGACGTATTCAAAGTATTACATAAAATTGTAGTTGATATTGATAAAAAATACAAGAAGTATTTTTGAAAAAATAAAAATCATAGATTCTATAATTATACATCAAGCTGATTTTTCCATCCCCACGCAATTATTGATATACGTCCTTCCTGCGAGAAGTTATCCGGATGAATAGGTAATATCCCGTGTTTCCAATTGACATTTATATCTCTACAAAAAGCGTAAGCGCTACCATTCGGACAAGGAAACGACACCGTTCTCTTACTATTATTCTCTTGGAAAGCGATTTCCCGTGTCTTCCCAAAACTTACTCCAACCGTCATGTTTTGGACTTTTGCTTTATCCTCTTTAACTGCACTCGCGTCATGATGGAACGGCTTCCAGTCAGAGCTATCTTGATACCAATTACAACGTGTCGCCTTAATATCCATATCAAAATATGTTGCTATCCTGTTTATAACCATATTAAATGTTGGGCATTTCTGCTTCCAGTTAGTCTTATCATCGGCGATGAGATGTGTATCTCCATGCCACAGCTTGAATATTTCTCCCCCGCATTTTACCATTTCATCGACCAATTTTTCATATATCATCGGCCCTTGAATAAAATCGGGAATTAACACGATATCCCGCGTCTGAATATCCTTACTAAATTTTGTTTGGCTTGTATCAACGATTACTCTCATATCACATGGCTCATAGTTAGGCTCGAACTCGGTAGTGTTCTTTTTATGACCACCACTATAATTTCCGCCTTCTCCACTAACGTAATGATTCTTTTTACAATCGGCGCCCCACTTACAGACGCCCCCCTTCCAAAATCCATAACAAAGATTCTTGTCATGGATGTAATTACACGGATTACGAGAACACTTGTGGTTCATAAAATCGCGACATACTTTTTCCATAATAAATAATATCACGATTTCTTTATATTATTTATAACTTAAAGACTTCTGACTATTATTCATAAACAACGAAATGAACAACACCAAAATAGAAACAGCAATCCTCGAAGAATGGAAGAAAGACGATACATTCAAAAAACAGTTAGAAAAAAACAAAGAAAATCCGACGAAAGTATTTTATGATGGACCCCCATTTTGCACTGGTAATCCCCATTATGGTCATATTGTCGCGAGCACAATCAAAGACATATTTCCCCGCTATTGGGCGATGACTGGATATAATGTTCCCAGAAAGTGGGGATGGGATTGTATCGCGGAGGGGACCGTCATTAATTTGGACAATGGAACCGGCCTATTTATTGAAGATCTCTTCGAATATTCCGGTTCAGTCGCAACATGTGCAATTTCCAATAAAACAATGACAAACCGCGCATCATCAAATTTCATTTGTAAAGGCGACCGCGAATGTATTGAGCTCTTTTTCGATAATAATACATCCCTCGTTTGCACACCTGACCATCGTTTATATACGGACTATGGTTGGATGAAAGCGGGGGAAATTCAAGATGAGATACTATATTCGACCCCAGTAAATCCAGTTCCTTATTATTATATGAATATGTATAATTGGACTATTCAGACTAACGCATTTGTGTTATCTTGTAGCAGTTTGGACAATAAGATGAATTGCTTGGCCTACTTCCGTTTATTCGGTTATGTTAGCGGAAATGGGTTCGCAAATAATAACAAAATTCACGTTCTATTCCGCGAAGTTCCTGAATTATTTTTGAGAGATATCGCCCTATTTACGAATGATGAAGTCTCTATAAAATATGAACCCACTTTTTTAAAATATATGGTCGAAATCCCACATGTTCTAACTGCATCATTTATTCAAATGGGAATTGATAAAATTATTCCGGATATTGTAATGGACATTGGAACCCCTGTATTCTTACGATATGATTTTTTTGCGGGATTCTTTTGCGGGTTGTATTCAAATTTTAATGAGAATCACGTTGATGTCGTCAATAATATATTATACGGAGTTTGTGATTCATCCCTATTTTTGAATAGAGACAAAGAATCCCCTTATTTGAGCAATTTTCGCTTATTGATTGGCTATCGATATGATGCGAAACCCCACATCGCACAACCGACCAGATTAGTTCGTAAAGAGAGTGTCGGACTACATCGAGTCTATGATATAACCGTAGAAGAAACACACAATTTCATTGCAAATGGAATCGTTGTTCATAATTGCCATGGGCTTCCCATAGAGTTCGAAATTGAGAAAAAGTTGGGTATTAAAACGAAAGAAGAAGTCCTAAAATTTGGAATCGCCAATTATAATGAGGAGTGTCGAAAGATTGTTATGAAATGCTCGTCCGATTGGAAATACACAATTGACCGAATTGGTAGATGGGTGGATATGGAGAATGATTATAAGACGATGGACCTCGATTTTATGAATAAGGTTTGGACCGTCTTCGCGAAATTATGGGAGCTCGGGCTCGTATATGAGGGCGTTAAGGTTATGCCATACAGTTGTGGTTGCGCGACTCCCCTATCCAACTTTGAGGCGAAGTCGAACTACAAGAATGTTCGCGACCCCTCCGTCGTCCTCCAGTTCAAAGTATGTGGCGCCCAATTACCAACATCTCTCCTCGTTTGGACTACGACGCCATGGACCCTTCCGTGTAATATGGCGGTCTGCGTAAATCCCGATTTAGATTATGGAGTGTATGAGCGCGATGGAGAGCTTATTATACTATTAGTCGAACTTGCGGGGAAGTTCGGGATTGAAGGTGAGCCCGTGAATATTATTAGAGGTAGCGATTTGGTAGAGACCGAATACGTTCCGCCATTCCCAGATATCATTATGGGACATCAGTTTCGCGTTGTTGCTGATCGTTTCGTGGATAATTCATCGGGGACAGGAATTGTTCATTTAGCCCCTGCTTTCGGTGAAGACGATTACCGCGTCTGTTTAGAGAATATGGTCATTGATAAGACGAGATTACCGACATGTCCTTTTAATGCGAATGGCTATATGACAGATGATGTCCCCTTTTTGAGTGGGGTCTATTTTAAGGATGCGGACAAGATTGTTTTGAAGCGATTGGAGCCCGTCATTTTCCGGCTGACATATGAGAATCATGATTATCCATATTGTTGGAGGAGCGACACGCCACTTATGTATCGGATTGTCCCCTGTATTTTTATTAATGTTGAGAAAATTAGAGATAAGATGGTCGCTATTAATGAGGCGGAGACGAATTGGATGCCCAACCATATAAAGGATGGGCGATTCGGGTTGTGGTTGAAAGATGCGCGGGACTGGTGTGTTAGCCGGAACCGCTATTGGGGAACGCCGATTCCTCTGTGGAGGTCCGATGATGGCGACATCATTTGTATAGGGTCCGTCGAAGAATTACAGTGGGAGTGCGATGACCCAATAACAGATATTCATCGTCATCACGTGGATGGGATTGAGATTCGCCGGAATGGGAAAGTGTATCGCCGGATTGAGGAAGTATTCGACTGCTGGTTCGAGAGTGGGAGCGTCCCCTTTATTAATGAGAAATATCCCGCCGATTTTATTGCTGAGGGGCTTGACCAAACGCGGGGATGGTTTTATACGTTGATGGTCTTGGGGGTCGCACTGATGGGGAAGAGTCCGTATAAGAATGTCATCGTGAATGGGTTAGTATTAGCGGAAGATGGGGAGAAAATGAGCAAATCAAAGAAGAATTTTGAGGACCCGAATGTTATTATTGATAGACATGGTGCGGATGCGTTGCGCCTTTATTTAATAAGTAATGGCGTCGTTCGCGGAGAGTCGATGAAATTCAAGGAAGATGGAATCAAGCTGATTACTCAGAGTCTCCACATATATTCGCATAACACTCTCATTTTTCTGAAACAGATGATTCCATTATATGCGCAGAAATATGGGGAAAAATTTCATTTCTTCGAGGGAGTCCCACACACTTCCAATTTGATGGACCTGATGCTCCTGAAATATTTGAGCGATTTCATTGTGTCGATACATCGCGAGATGGAGGCCTACAATTTGTTCCCGATTGTTCGCAATATGGTGGGATTTATTAATCAGTTGAGCAAGACATACTTGAATATGAATAAGATGCGTTTGAAGTCGATGATTACGCAAATTGATGCGTTGGAGAGTCTGAATGTGCTGTTTTATGTATTTCGGATGTATTCGCTGATGATTGCGCCATTTGCTCCATTTATGGCCGAATATTTTTGGAAGGAGTTGGCCCTTTTGAAGTGCAGTGTGAGCGGAAATAAATATAAATTTGAGTCTGTCCATTTGGAGACATTACAGCGGAAGCTGGATATTGCAAGCACTTATTTGGGACAAGAAGGGTTCGAGTTTATTGAGACGCTAATCGAAGCCCGTGGAGAACTCAGGAGCAAAGTTCTGAAAAGCGCGAAGAAGCCCGTTTATAAACAGACTATATACGTTAAAAATTGGCGATTAGTTCCTATTATTGAGGAATTACAGGACATTTTTCAGAAGGAGTTTAATGTAGTCGCGATTGATATGACAAGCGAGTATTTGTCGATGATAAAATATGGATATGAAATTGTTATGGCGAATTTTGGGAAACGGTTCAAAGAGGGTGCAAAAGAAATGAAAAAGAAGATTGCGGAGTATATGACGGATGAGAATTTGGAGATTTATATTCGAGACCGGAGTTTCTTTATTGAAGGAGTCAGTTTTGGAGAAGATGATGTCCGAATTATTGCGAAGGTTAATCAGACGAAAGTTGGGGAAGGAGAATATGTCCAATTTTATGAGCCGAGTGGAATAATTATTGTTAGTGATTTGTCTTGGAATGAAGAGTTAGAGGGAATTTATTGGATGAAGATGATAACGCGTCATATTATGAACTTTCGGAAGGAGAATGAGCTGGTCCCAACTGATAGAGTAGTTATAATATATAAGAATTTGGGGAAAATAGAAATAGTTGAAGAAAAAGAGGGTGAAATGGCGGATTTATTGGGAGTTAAATTGTGTAAGGTTTGCGAGGGCGCAATTGGTGGATTCATTGGGACGACTACATTCGAAGATGATGGCGGTCATTATGAATTTAAATTGTATTTTTCATAAAATATTGGTTGTTTTGATTATTTAACTTTTTAATTAAAAGTTAAATTTTGATATTTGAGTAAATTTAGTATATTTTCACAATGACTGCGCGTCGTCTTCCGCTTTTGAGAAGCGACACTTTATGTAATTCGTCAGCAGTGAAAAAAAGTAGCATTCCTCGCCTCGGGTATATAGTTCTATTGTAAAAATGTAACTCACCGCCATTAAAATCCTCTATATACGTATCCAAGTATATAATCATTGTATATCGGATCGGTTTATTTGTATATAATCCATAAATATATTTATCATCCATATGAATAAGTTGAACATTGTGAATCTTATGTAAATCTGATATCTTGTGTTTTATTAGTTTCTTATTATCATAATGCCATTTCATTTCATATCTATCTTTCGCCGTATTATTTCTGTAAATGACATCATAATTATTATAATTGTCCAGTTGAGGAATATTAAGTTTCTGTTTATTTTCTTTGAAAAATATGAGAAGATTTTCTGGGGTTTTCTCAATCGCTGTTTCCAATTCATTAAAGAAATCAGTATCTGCGATATTTGTAATATATGGTTCGATTGATTGAATTATTGTTTTACGATGATTTAGAAGAATTTCGTCGTATTTTGAGATTGATGTCATTTATTTATTATATAAATACAATAAAATAAAATCAATTTTATTATTATGGAGAATAAAAAACTACGTTATATTAGTAAAAAACCATCAAATATAGTAATTGATACAAATCAATCAAATAATGTAAATAATATATCTGCTTATATTGAAGAAATTCGAGAAAAATTTAATAATAATTTCAATCAAAAAAAAAGTGGAGATACATCAACATTATATTCATCAAAAAAATATATATATAAAACAGACAAAAAAATAAAAGTAATAAATGAATGCAAAATGTATAAATATATCAATAAAATTCCTGAATTAAGAGAAATCACATGTTTCGTATATTGCGATGATAAAATAATTGTATTAGAAAAATGTGGAGAATCGTTATATGATATATTACACAAAAATCCATATAAATTATTAGAGATTCCATGGCTATTTGAAGTATTATTTCAAAATACAAAATTGTTTCATATAAATTTTATTTGTCATTGTGATTTACATGTTGGTAATATTTTATTGAAAGATGGAATCAATTATTTCATCGATTTTGCTTATTCAAAATTTGGTATTGATTTATTACCGCACGATTTCTATTTGAATTGTGTCAATGATTATTTATTATTTATATATACATATTTTTTCAATTTATTGAGTAGTCCTTTTTATTCATTTGAAAAAAGAAATCAATTGCGCTTATTACTATTCAATATTCATTTACAATTACATAATATATCCAACATAAGAGATTATATTCTTTCTCTTGAAATACTAGATAAAGATGTAAAAAATCATTTTATCATTTTATATAATAAATTTATAAGTGAAGCATCACAAATATTTGGAACAAATTTATTTGATATGTATAAAAATGAAAAGGTATCAATATTACATTTAGAGCCTCAATTATTAGAAAAGCTTCCAAGGAAAAATAGATATATTGGTAATTCTAATAATAAGATTCGTGGTATAGTTCCAAGAGAATCGCGGATGAAATCAGTAAATGATAAATCTCATAATAAAATGAATAAAAATAATCGAAAAATAGCACATAATATACTACGAAATTATAGTTTTAGAACGCATCTTCGTCAAAATTTACCAAATCATTTGAAAAATAATTCAAATCATTTTTTATCAAGTATGAATGAATTTTTCTTATTTGAATTTATATTATTTCAATATATATTAGAATTGTAAATTTCTCATAATAAAATAATGACTAATTTTATTATATTTCCACATCAATTATTTGAAGATATATCCCCATTAAAAAAATACAAAAATATATACTTGATTGAACATCCCGTGTTTTTTGGTTATCGTGAAAAGAAGCTTATATTCAATAAAAAAAAGCTCATTCTTCATTTGGCGTCGATGATGAATTACTGTGATTATCTTACGAAATCTTTAAAAAAGTCGATAAACCACATTAAAATCGCGTCTATCCCAGAGAAGAATCGGGGAGGATACGATTTTGTAAAAGATATTGATGGTGATATCTCCTTTTACAACCCAGTTGACCATTTCCTACTTCATCAAATTGAGACGCACTGTAAGAAAAATAAGAGGGCTTTCGAGGTTGTGGAAACCCCAAATTTTATTACATCAGAGGCCGAATTGCGTGAATATTATGCGTCAGTCAAAAGCAAGAAAAAACCTTTTTTTCAAACGAGCTTCTACAAGTGGCAGAGGGACCGCCTACATATTTTATCGGGAAGTAAATTATCGTATGATGGGGAAAATCGTAAGCCGATTCCAAAAGGGATGACTATTCCAGAGGTTGTTTTCCCGAAGGAGTCCGACTATATTAAAAGGGCGGTCGCTATTGTTGAGAAGGAATTTCCGCATAATTATGGGACATGTTCGGACTTTTGGTGTCCAATAACATTCGCGGACGCCAAAAAGTGGTTGGACTCATTCATAAATGAGCGCTTGAAGAGTTTTGGGACATATGAGGACGCCATTGTGGAACCGGACGCCAAATATAAAAATGCGTTCCTTTTCCATTCGGGGATAAGCTCTTCCCTGAATATTGGGCTACTTGACCCGAAATATGTGGTCCAGAGAATTTTAGAAAAAGGGAAGGGGATCGCTATAAATAATATTGAGGGGTTTATTCGACAGGTTATCGGATGGCGCGAGTTTAGTCGTTATACTTATATACACATATACAAAGAAATGACAAATACAAACTATTTCAAGGCGGAAAATAAATTGAACCAGCGCTTTTATGATGGGGCCGTAGGTTTATCTATCATGGACGCAACAATTAAAAAGGCGTTTGATACAGGATATCTCCATCATATCGAACGCTTAATGATTATTGGATGTTTAATGAATTTAATGGGGATTCATCCGGATGATGTGTATTCGTGGTTCATGGAATTTGCGGTTGATTCATACGATTGGGTTATGGTGAATAATGTCTATTCAATGGCTCTGTATTCTGATGGGGGCCTAACGACGACAAAGGCGTATATTTCTTCTTCAAATTACGAGATGGTTCGGAAGAGCGATTATAAAAAGGGAGACTGGTGCGATATATGGGATTCCCTCTATTGGAGTTTCATTGAGAAACACGCGTCCAAAATGAAGAAGATGGGTCGTTTTGGAGGGATACAGGTTTCTTTTTTTGAAAGAAAGAAACCAGATGTAGTTAGGAAAATAAAAGAGACTTATAAAAAATTTATGGCGGATGTTTTTCATTTATAAAATAATTATTTTTTATCCTAAAATTGTCAAATAATTTATTATTCCAAACAACTCAAAACAGATGCCCCAGACCACTCACGATTCCTTTTGTAAAGCTTGATGTGATTGAGAAATTCAGCGATTGTTGTTGAAGTCATGTTCCCGCGTTTAATTTCGCGAACTTCATTGGCTTCGTCTTTGTAATTGTAAATTTTGTGTCTTGGATTCTTCGTAATTTTTTTGAGAAGTCCCTCAATTTCATCACACTTCCCTCCGAAATACATCAAATTAACTAATCGAATTGTATCCATTTCCTGCTCACATTGAACCACTTTCGTAATTCTTCCGTCGCGATCTCGAACATACATCCGACCAAATTTGGGGACACTTGGCTTGTAAATACCGTTTCTTTTCCTGAAAGCGACCGACGACTTGATTCGACGACTAATAGTTTTTCTCTCCTCTTCCGCATCAATAATCCCGCAAACAATCTTCTTGAAATGTAGCGGAATAGATGAAACTAATTCTTCATTAACAATGTGAATCGTATTGCGATTCACATTACAACAATTGATGAAATGAGAGCAAAATCCTTGTAAGTCGCGTGTTATGCGGTCCGTATCTGAAAAAATGAAATGAGTGTCCTTATTTTTAAGAAGCGCATTCATAAGATGGATTTGTTTTACAATATCCTCGCCAGAACGAGTTTCCCTGATAACAGATACCACATTGAAACCATTATCCTTCGCATATTTTCTTGCTTTTTGAACTTGGTCGTCAAGACTGTGTCTCATTTGGTCGCTCTCACGAGCATAAATAACAGCGCCACTTCCAGTCGACATTTTCAACGATGTTAGCTTGCTTAAAATATCATCTTCGGGCTTTGAGGAAGAAGTTTGTTTTTTGATTGATACTTTGACCATTTTAGATATTTTATATATTTAATTTTTATAATTTTAAATATTCAATTTTTTCGTTGCCTTTTACTTGGTATATTCATCATATGCGATTTTTCCAATAAATGCCAAAAAAACTCAAAGAAACAATTGAAATACGAACCATATCTTCATGTGCAAATAATTCAGATATCAAGTCATTTTCATCTTCCTTGATATATTTTGAATCTATTCCATTTTTCGCAATCGATTGGATTGTTCGCATTGTTCCTGCGTAAGCTGAACCACTGTCGGATAATGTCGTATATTTGTCCAATTTTCGATATGGAGACTCAATATCAGAATCAAAAAAGAAACCATTTTTAGGGTCATATCGTGTGAGGTCTTCCCATATTCGTTCCACTGGAACATTTTGCTCTTGTGCGATGGCTTCAACTCCTTCATATGCCTCTTTGACCATCAATCCACAATGTGAAATATTACGGTTTTTTATTAATCCGACTCGATGCGCCCATGTTTGATTTTCATTTGGAGGATATAAATCTGCCCACATTATTTGCGCACTTCGTGGAAAAATTTTTGAATTTCCTCCATTTACAAGTTCTTCTTGTCTTCTTAGTCCAGAAAAGCTCATTTTTATATCTTATAATTACCTAAATAATTTTAATTCAATTTTTACATATAATGACGCAAATACATACGATATGCGCGATTTAGCTCTTTATCAGTCTTGCTATTATACAAATAATTGGCCTGATACCTTTTTAGCAATACCTCAATTATTTCGGTCCTAAATCGATGAATTTTGTCATACCATTCTCTTTCATCAACTGTTTCATCATAGTGGCCATTATCAATATCCATAACAATATCGACTAATTGGTCAGTTTTGAGGTCGGATGCTCGTCTGAAATAATAATTTGACATATTATATTTATAATAAGTGCTCGTTTTTTTAAGTTAAAAAATAGTCGTTATAGTAATATATGACAGAATCTACGTATAAAGTCTTATCTTTCGACGTCGGTATAAAGAACCTTGCCTACTGTAAAATCGAGTTCTCAAAAGAAACTAAAACAATACTCAGAATAGAGGAGTGGGGCCTTATTAATTTGAAGTCGGACCCGTGGATTCCAGACCACAATGAAAAGCGATGTATGGCCGAAGTCAAAAGTGGCGCCATTTGCGGAAATTGCTCGAATTCATGGATAATAAAAGACGGAGCCCGAAAGGAGCTCTGTCGTATCCATTCCAAAAATTTTGACAAGACGACTCCTGATTATTTCCCGTATGAGTTGCGCGATTTGAGTTGCGCCTGCGGTGAGAAATCTCGCAAATTTCACACAAAAATAAGCGAGTCGGTCATTCGTATATTCGGCTATTGTAATAAATGCGCGAAGAAGACGACCGAACAACTGACGAAAATATGTGATTATATGAAGAGTGATGATACGAAATTATACACGAACCTATACGATGGCTTGAACGCAATTAAGATTGAGGACGTTAATGAGGTCGTCATTGAGAACCAACCAGCCTTGAAGAACCCGCGAATGAAATCTATCCAGATGTTCATTTATAGCTTTTTCTTCATCGGGGGTAAAAATGGGCGTTTGAACGATTTGAGTCAGGTTGCCTTCTTCTCAGCTACGAAAAAACTCAATCCAACTAGCATTGTAGAAGACATTTTGAAGAAGAATAAAAAGATTACAAATGAAGAACCGGCTCCGGAGCAAAAGGAGGAACCACTATCTGAATACAAAGCCTATAAAAAGAGAAAGAATGATTCTATTTTTATTGTGAGTTGTGTATTAGATGAAATGGATGAGTGGAAGCGGTTTTTCCTCTCTCATCCGAAGAAGGATGATTTGGCGGACTCGCTTCTTCAAGGAATCTCTCAATATTGTAAGCAGTAGGTGGAGTGTTTAATTCTTTATTTTACTCTTCGAGCTCATTCCCCAACCGACCATCTTCTTGATTCTCTCGATTTCTTCCATATCTTCCTCTGGAAGCATCATTTCTCCATCGAGTATTCGTTTGAGGCCCCTTTTCGTAATTTTCTTCTCGCTTAACCACTGGCTACCGAGAATAATCGCTAATTTTGCGTCCTCTTCCGCTTTTTTACGGGTGTTTGACTCCATATAATCGAATTGGTCTGCCCATCCCTCAAATTTCTCACGGATAACATCATCGATATTAATTTCATCGGAGTTATATAAATCGCATAGCTGGTCGTATTTTTCTATTGCAAATTTCTCCACAAAGCTCTCGAAGTCCAACATTTTCCAGCTGTTCTTATTTTTCAGTGTCTTTATAATATTCTCTTTGATATTTACGACATTATGATTCTCAGGATGTTCCTCGTGATAATGGACCATTTTAATGAATTCTGGGAGACACGTTGAAGGGTGGCTTATTAACTTCTCTATTTGATTGGGTGTTATATAGTTTAGATTTTCGTGTCCGTAGGCGTTAATTTGTATATTTTGTTGATGAACACTTTGGTCCAAATGTTGATTAATTTGATAACTATATGTGTTCCCGATTTTCTTAGTTAGTTCAAGGACCTGATTCTCCAAATGGGAGATTCTCTCTTTATAGAGGGACTCCTTTTGCTCGATGACTTCGTTCTTTTTTGATAAAATACTACATTTCTTGATATGTTTATTGAGGTTGAATTTAGTGGAATACGTCTTTTTACAGTGTTCGCATTCCAGTAGATTAACACGGACTTGTTCTTCTTCGTTAGGGTCATCATCATCTTCTTTATATACACAATTGTGCTTACTTGTAATGTGTCGGTCGTAGTTGAATTTACGGTCGAAGGTTTTTTTACATATTGAACATTTAAACATTATTATAGTATTAGAATGTTTTTTTTATATCCTTGCGCATTTGCTCCTAAATTCTTACTCATTCCAACTACCATGATATTTATGGATTATGATCCACTACGCAAAATATGATAGATTGACTCAATGAATATATAATTTTTTATGGTAGTGTGGAATATTCCAAAATATTATGGAATGTTATTTGAGCAATGAAAATTAATCTATATATAGATTAATGACGATATTTTCTTTGGGGAGCGCATGTGATTTAGAGCACTTTTCAAGTTTAACACAGGTAGGTGGTAATTTAGATAATCAGGCGATTGTTCCGATGTCTAATTCTGGGGGAGAATTTGGAAATAGCTCATATACTTGGAAAAGTGATTCTACTGCGACGATTGATATGACCACGCGCGACAGTTCTTTATTTAATGGTGTCAGCGAGGGTGGTAATTCTGGCCATGTTAACTTTGGTCCTGATGTGTGGGGTTCATCCACGGATACATATGTATCAAGAAACCCGCTTTTAAATAATAATTTAGGAGAAAGGAATGTTCAGGAAGGTAATATTATGCCAAATATGAGACCACAGTCAGCATATATGCCAACATCGAGGACCCAATTTGTTAAAAATGAGGACGAAAATGGACGTGATTTGGCTGTTGTTTCCAGAAAAAAACCGAAAACAATTATTATCCCATTGCCTCCATATGATAAAAAACGGATACAAGAGGACCAAAAGAATATGTGGATATTTATAATTATTGCGTTTATTCTCGTATGTGGAGGATTGCTCTACAAGACGAAATATGCGTCGTAAATTTATTTCTTCATTCGTTCGCCCATTTTAACGAAAATGTCGAGCGCTAATATAATAAAAATTCCGATGATTATTATTATGAAAACTTCTTTCATGGAGTAGATTCCAGAACTCGTGGATGACATATTTCCAAAATTCTCTTGAATATTTTGGCGTTGGAGTTGGGGTTCTTCATTTTCCACAAAATTGCGGTATCGTGCTTTCAGTTTCTGCTTGTATTTTTCTGCTAAATTAATGTATTTTTTATAGAGGAAATAGTCTTCGCATGTCATGTAATTCTCGGATGATTTGATATTTCTTTGGCGGTCAATATGTTTAATATCATTCATATTATCCTCTAAAAGGTCGAGTGCGCTATCATTATCATCGTCATCCTTGACTTCGACCGGATAAGTATAATTGCGTTTTGCTTTATCGGGGAATGATACTTGGTATGGAACAATATTGCTCTTTATCGTATTTTTAATTGGGTTTCCTCCGTTATAGGAAGGAAAATATTTATCTAAATCGCTGGTTTCATTATTAACTTTGGGGTATGTTCTCATGTTTTCGGGAGGATTTGGTGGAACAGTTGATTGTTGAATGAGTGGTTGCTGTTGTGGTTGTTGATTTATTTTTTCAAAATATTTGGAGGAACTAAAATCACTTCCCCACGCTTCTTCTAATGAGCAGTATGTCATCTAATATTATTTAGAAAAAAATAAAAGGAATTAAATAATAAGTTTTTATACATACATATAAATATCTTTGATATTTATATCTAGATGTTTTATTTATTTACAAAGTAAATAAATAAATCTTATACTATATAAAAATGATGAAAATGGGGATGAATGAACTTCCTATACATATATTTGGAATATTGATATTTATCATTTACTGCTTAGTTATTTTATTGTATATGTCGAAAAAATATCGGTATTTTTTTATTAATCCGATTGTTCAGTTGATATTATTGTTGATTGGTATTTTATTAGCTACACATTGTTGTTTCTTTGGTATGTTATATTTAGTGGCCTATTCATTAACATATTATTTATTATATAAAAAAGAAATATCAGAAGCATTTGATGTCGTGGAAAATACATCATTTACCCAACTTCAAATTGAAAAAGATTCATTATTAGCTGGATTGGAAAATAATGAAGACGAAGTTGGAGCAGTTTGGGCTAGTAGTGATTTAGGAATAAAGATGGGATTAAATAAAGGATGATTTTCGAATAAAAAAATAATATATTTAATATTATAATGATTGAAGGACACATTATATTCAACGCGATTCTCTATTCTATCGTAATTGCTTATATTCTTTACATTAATTTTTCGGCTTATTATCAAACTGGAACTGGCTTTTTGAAGGCGCTTGTTAATTTGTTTCAGAACTGGATATTTAGAACAGTGTATTTATTGATTGTTGGATTCTTTGCGCTCGATTTATTCCCATACGGTGGTTTCGTTTTAGCAATCTTGCTAACAATCGCTTTCTTGAACACGAATATGCTTGTATATAAGAAGGATGTAGAGGAGAGCATGGCGAATAAAGATGAAAAGAAGGCTAGTTTACCTAGATGGAACAATTCAATCAACTACAACTGGTGGTTCTATTCCTCCTTCTCCATCTTCGCTTGGTGTTCAACCTTCTGTACCTGTGGGCCAACAACAGATGGGTCAACCTATGGGCCAGCAACAGATGGGTCAACCTATGGGTCAGCAACAGATGGGTCAACCTATGGGCCAGCAACAGATGGGTCAACCTATGGGTCAGCAACAGATGGGCCAGCAACAGATGGGTCAGCCTATGGGCCAACAACAGATGGGTCAACCTATGGGCCAACAACAGATGGGTCAGCCTACCAATACAACTGGTCTTCCACAAATGTAATAGACTAAGTAAGATTATGTATATATTTTTATTTTATTAAAATAAAAATGAATGAAAATAGTCGTATATCATCAGTGATTGTATCTGTTTTTTGTATTGGAATAATAATATTTATTTTATTTACGCAAATGGAAATAAGCACTATTAAATTAAAGCTGAAAGATGCTTCACTAATACTTATATTTATCGCGCTATTAGTATATATTAATGGTTATGAAAAA